CGATGCAATTATTCGCACAGCAAACCCAGCAGGTGTAAGACGCGTAGACCTTAACATTCCACCTGGTGCATTTACTGAGCAGGCTTTGTTGCAGCAGGAACTACGAACAGGAACACGTTACCCAGAGGGACGTACTGGAAACATTGATGCTTCCATTATTACTGGTCAAGGTGTTCAAGCACTTATGGGTGGCTTTGATACGCAGGTTAAATCTGCTCAGGCTATCTTTGCTTCTGCATTACGAGATGTTATCTCTGTATGTTTTGAAGTAGATGAGAAGTTCTTTGATGTTGAAAAGACAATCCGTGGTGTAGATGCAGGTTCTCCTTACAGCCTTACATACAAGCCAGGCAAAGACATTAAGCGTGATTTTACCGCTGATGTTCGATACGGCATGCTTGCTGGGCTTAACCCAGCACAGGGACTTATTTTTATGTTACAAGCATTAGGTGGTGGATTAATTTCTACAGACCTAGCAATGCGTGAACTACCGTTTGGTATTAACGTAACACAAGAGCAAGAAAAGATTGAAATTGAAAATATGCGTAAAGCACTTGTTAGTTCTTTACAAGCATACACACAAGCCATTCCACAAATGGCTGTGCAAGGTGGGGACCCATCGGGCGTGGTAAAGAAAATTGCTGGAGTTATTAAGGCTCGTCAACGTGGCATACCAGTAGAGGATGCGGTTGAAGAAGTCTTTGCCCCAGAATTACCTCCTGCTGGTGCACAGGTTGAGCAACCGTCCCCTGTTCCCGCCGCGCCAGCAGGAGGCGCTCCTCAAGCACCACAAGGTCCAGCACCATTACAAAGTCTTTTAGCAAGTTTAACATCAGGCGGAGAAGCCTCAGCATCAGCAAGGACAGTTACGCGACGCTAGCCTAAGGAGGGGACAATGACAACGCTTGTAGCAATTCAAGGAAATGGTTGGGCAGCCGTTGGCTGTGATTCCCGTTCATCTGGTGATGATGGTCGCTTTATGGAACTAGCAACACATAAGATTATTGAAAACAACGGAATTTTAATTGCAGGTTCTGGTGCTAGTCGTGGCTCTAACATTTTGCAGTTTGGGTGGAAAGCACCTAAGCCACGTGTTACTGATGACCTAGATGTGTTTATGACACAGACCTTTATACCAGCAATGCGTAAATTGTTTATTGATTCTGGTTATGACATGAAAGAGGACGGAGACGCAGCAGCACATGATTCGCAATTTCTTATTGTCGTTCGTGGAGTTATTTACCCTGTCTTTGAAGATTATTCTTGGGACCGCGATGTTCGTGGTATCTACTGTTCTGGCAGCGGTGCTGACATTGCTCTCGGTGCCATTGAGGCTTTTGCTAATTCTAGAAAGCAAACTACGCCAAAGGTGGCGGAACTAGATATTAGAATGGCAATCAAGATTGCGTCTCGCTGGGATATACATACTGCTGAACCAGTTATAGTAAAAGTGCAGCACGCAAAATGAGTAAAGAGTTTAGAAACAAAATAGAAGAAGCCTTAAAAATTCTTCTCGAAGAAGATACGAAGGGGACTGAGTTCATCTGCACCAACTGGTTAATGATAACCGAGTGGGCAGACTACGAAGGGACCCGATATTTACACACAGAAGTTAGCGAAGCCATGACACCATGGAACGCATACGGGATGATGAAGATGGCACAAGAGTACAACAGCGAAGTACTTGGTACTAAGCACGAACCTATTGAGCAAGAGGAGGATGAAGAGTGACAACTGCACCAATGGACAATCGTGGTGGATATCGCCCAACAGCCCCTCAAAATAACCCAGCAAATGTTTCTGCAACTGGTGGCAACGGACAATCAGGCCGTGCCACACAACCTGCAAAGTATATTGCGGGTATGCCATACGGCGAAGGTCAAGCAACCATGGCTCAGCAAATGGGTGCGCCTATGCAGGGTACTGAAAGAATTGGAACAAGTCCTTTAGAAATTACACCATTAACTGCTGAAACAAAGTTTAGAGATGAACCAATTACTGCTGGTTCAGATTTTGGCCCTGGTCCTGATTCTACTATTTTAAATCTTCCTCAACAGCAGGAAAGAAATATTCTTTCAGTTATTCGCCAGATTGCTCAACAGGACCCAACTGGAGAAACAGAGTTAATTTATCGTATGCTAGAAGATAGTGGTGCTTAATGCCAGAGGTTCCTTTAGACCCATCTGTAGCAAAATTAAACCCTAACTTTTATTCTGCTGCTATTAAATCTAACCTTGATTCTCAATCTAAAATGATGGTTGAGCAATTTTCTTTAAGTGCTGTCAAGGCTACAGAATTATTAAAATTAAGCGAAAAAAAAGCACGTCAAGAATTCTTAAAACTTGACCCGCTTGTGCAAAATAATATTCGTTATATTCATCCTAACAAAGCACAGTTTGCGGAAGAAAAAAGTCTTTTAGGAAATGTTTTATCCGCAACAAAAAGTGCTGCGCTAGGAACTGCTACTGTATATGCAAGCCCTTTAATTGCAGGATTTAAGGCTGCTGAAATATATGGTAGGGCCATTAATACTCCATATGCCGTTTCTTCTCAAATGGGTCAAGGAAAGCCTTTTAGTTTAAAACTTCTTTCTGATTCTTACAAGAGTTTAAATACTTGGAATTGGAAACGTGTTGAAGATTTTGAAAAGCAATACGGCAAGGCTTTGATTACATTAGTCAGAGGTAATGTTGAAGGCCGCACAATTGGTGAATCTTTAGATTTATACGGAAAGCCTTTTGATGAAGATATGTATGCTGCTATTTCTTTTATGGGTAATGAACCAGAAAAGTTTCAAAACTTATTAGACCTTGTTAAAGTAGAGTCTCAAATTTCTTTAGGACGCAGTTTTGCAAACAAGGCTGCACCTATAGACTCCCCAACTGTTAATAAAAATTATTGGGCAGTAAAAATGCTTAAAAAGGTTGGAATAGATTTAAGCACAGAAAAAGGAACTAAGCAGGCTCTTGCTATTGCTCGCATTGAATCACCAGACCAAGCAAAAGTTAAATTAAAAAAAATGCTTTCTGGTCCAGTAGATGCAGTTTATCAAATAGCAATTGACCCATTAACTTATGTTGGTGTTGGACCTGCTGTTAAGGCAGTTACTAAGGGTGTTGCTGGTCTTAATGTTACTGCTGGTGAAGCATTAAAATTTGTAGGATTAAAAACTCGCGGTGAGCGTATGGCTGACCAGTATAAATTTATTGCAGAAAAATCAGGCGATACTTCTAAAGCGTTGGATTGGGCATTTACTCAACCAGAGGTAGTTAAACTTTGGGATGATGACCTTGGCCCATTAATTAAAGAATACACCGATGCTACAAGCCCAACAGTAAAATCAATGGCTTGGAATAGAATTAAACAAGACTATCCTCAATGGAGAGATAGAGAACTAGTTAAACTAATTGGTTCTGAAATGAAAAAGACTGATGACTTTAACGCAGTAGGTGCTAAAAGATTCTTTACAGAAGTAGACGACTTTGATTCATTTTTAAGTGGTCCAGTAGATGGAATATATTTCCGTCGTGATGGCATTGTTACTGCTCGTTCTTCTAGAAACTTAACCTCTGCTATAACACGAACAATATATGATACCTTTAATCCTACAGTTGCTGCTCGTTCTACAGAAGAAGCAATCCGTAAAAACGATGAAGGCTTAGCAACTATTATGGAAACCTTAAAAAAGGTTTCTGATGATTCAGATGTTCTTGTTAACCCTGCCGTTGCAGATATTTTTCAACTTCAAACCAATGTTCGAGCAGCAAGAAAATTTGCCTATCAAGTTGGTACTGGTTTGGCTCGCTCGCCTGGACGTATTCAGTTTGGCGATGACGCAATTAAAACAATTGAAAGTGTAAGAAATTTAGCAAACCAGGTAATGGATACTAAGTTTGCCGATGCACTTGTTGAGTTGTATTTAGACACACCACCAGAATTACAAAGAACAGTAGTTCGTAACCTTTATTACGGGTACATGCTTAAACTCGGAATGAATGGAAACACTGGCGGCAGAAGTAGTATGGATGAAATTTTATCCAAGGTAATGAATGATGACCAATTTACTGCTACAACTCGAAGTGAAATACCATCAGACTGGTTAGATGTTTTTGAAAAAGGTGCAATTCGTTTTGAAAACGAAACACCACTGATATCAAGCAAGGGTGCTATTCAACCATCTCAATTAACAGAAGGTGTAGCACCATTACCTTATGATTTGCTATACCAGTATGCTGCTGACTCCAAGCGAAGTGATAGATTTAGATACTTTTTTACAATATCTGGTTTAACAAGACGTAACAGTATTAAAAATCTTAACGATTTTTGGGCAAACTGGACTTTGTTTCCACGTTCAGGTATGCGTTCAGGAATAGATGAAACTTTTTTCTTTTCTTTGTATGCTCCTTTTTATGCTTTAAGAGAATTTTTTTCTGGTTCTGCTATTAAACCAACTAGAGCCTTAACTACTATTACTGGTTCTAAAGCATCTCAAGGTTTATATACTCGACTTTATCTTAAGTTAATGCCTAAGTTGGACCCAACAAAAAAGATTAGTCCAGAAACTAGAATAGAAGCAGTAAGAGAATTAGCAAGACTAGAATCTGCTAAGCGTGGTTATGATGTGCCAGAGGCAGAAATTTCTATGGCATTAATTCGTGAAAATATGGTTTCCCGTGCTCAGCAAATATACCAAAATACAGTTTCTGCTTCTGAATGGAAAAATATCGGAAAGTTAATGAAGCATAACCCAGTTGTATTTGAGTCAATGATTAACTCAATGGGTGCTCGTGCTTCTATTTCTGGAAAAATTGACGTAGATTTTGTAGACTCAATGTTTACTCCTAGCAATTTAACTAAAATGTATAAAGACGCTGGCTTAATTGCTGACAATAGATACACAGCAAAGCAAGTTTCTCAAATGTCAGAAACTCAAATTGCTAAAACACACTTTGATAACTGGAGTACTCGTTTTCCATACAATAGCAAGCGTGTTGTTGGTCCTGTAGTGCTTGACCCAGTGCCTGTATTTTTCCGTAACGATGCATTAAGAACTAAAGATGATTTTTTAAATGCCCGTAATGAAATACTAGAGCAAATGGGATTTAAATACTCAGATGAGGTTGACGATTTTATTATAAGCAACCCAACGGTTGCTCAGAAGTTTCTTTCAATGTTTAACACTACTGTTTACTACCGTCAACAGGGTATACCAGATGAAAAAATTGCTAAGATTCACATTCAAACCATGCTTGTAGATTTAAGAAATACTTTTCATGGTAGTCCAAATACTTTTAATGATGAATTGTTTGATTTAGTTAAGACTAAATATTCTGAAATTGAACAGTTTAGATTAAAGTCTAAAAAGAGTATGGATGATAGAGTCTGGTCTAATGCTGCTGGCAGTATTACTTACAAAGATTTTGAAATAGCAACCCTTGGTCGCCACCCAGTTAGTGGAGATGTCAATTCACGCCTAGTTAGTACAGGTGAAAATGTTGATATGGACATTTTTAAAGAAGGAACTGGTATTGGGTATGCAATTTCTAAACTAGGTAACAATGCAATGGAAGTAATGGATGCAACAACAACAGGAATGTTCCGTCAAAAAGCATTGTGGATTTACTTTAGTAATCGCATGGATGAATTGGGTCCCTATGAAAATATGTTACGGGCAAGAATTCAAAAGCAACTAATAGATAGTGGTATGCCTGTAGAAAATGCTAAAAAAGCAGCAAGACTACAAGCAGAAAAGCGAGCAACTGAAATTGCTTTTAAAGACTCAAGCGAAAAACTTATTGAGTATGTAGATAACCCAGCGGTTAAGTCTAACCTTGCTATGTCTGCTCGTTCTGTTGCTCGTTTCTATAGGTCAACAGAAGATTTCCAACGCCGTATTTATCGTCTCTATACGAAAGCACCATTGCGTTCTTTGTATCGTTTGCGTTTATTAAACACAGGGCTTGATGCAGCAGGAGATATTTACGAAGATGAGAATGGTGAAAAGTTTGTTATCTTTCCAACAGATGCTATCTTAAGTTCTGCTGTTGAACCAGTACTTAAAGTACTTACTGGAAATGATACCTTTAAGGTTCCTACTTATAACGAGTTAACGCTTAAACTACGATTAACAAACCCATCGTTTTCTCCAGATGCTGGACAACCAGCATTGTCTGGACCAATGGGAGCCGTAGGTGTTCTTATTGGACGCGGACTACTTCGCAACTTTGCCCCAACACTAGAAGGTCTTGGCTTTATTGATGAAAAGCAGGCTGAGTCATTACAACCTTATGCAGAAAAATCTTCAGATGTCTTAGGTAAAATTGGATTAGGTAACTTTGCTGATTCAATGACATTTGTTAAAGCATTTACACCAATGTTGCTTGATACATTTGGTGCTGGATTGTCAGGAAAAGTTCCTGTATTACAAAAGTTTAATAAGGATTGGGAACGCCAACAAAATACAGCAATGTATCAGGCTATGGCCTACTTCCAGGCATTTGGAAATGCCCCTAGTGTAAATGCAACAGAAGAAGAAAAGTACGAATACTTAAAAGGTTTAAAGATTGCTACAAGCAATATTATAATTGGTCGAACTCTTTTGGGGTACGTATCTCCAGCCATGCCAACATTTAAGGAAAGCAAAGACCTACCTAACTACATGAAGAAGGTCGGTATCACTGGCTTTAAGGCTGAGTTCTGGGATATTTATAATGGTATTTTGCGTAATGCTGGCGATGATGTTAACAATGCTTTTGATTTAGCAGTTGCTACATTTGTAGGAAAGAACCCAGGAAAGATTATTTATACTGTTGAACGAACATCAAAAGAATATAAGGTGTTTATTAATACAACAGATAATCTTAAAAACTGGGCTGTAGAAAATAGGTCATTTGTAAATACATACAAGGAAATTGCTTACATCTTTGCACCAAAGGTTGGTGAATACAACCCAAGTGTTTACAACTGGATAGAAGCAGAAGGTTTAATTAAGTTACCTGAACTAGAAGACTATCTGGTGAAACTTCAAATTGCAGAAGATAAGCAATTATACTTTGGTATTTCTAAGCAACTAGATGAACAATTAAAAACAGTTGGTATTGCTGATTCTCGTAAAGAATTAATTGCTACTGCTGCACAGAAAAAGAAACTACTATTAAACTCTAATCCTTTCTTGCAGGCAGAAATTGAAGGCTCTGTTAATGACCGTGGTGTATTAAAGACAAAGTTTAAAATACTTAACGATGCTATTAATAGTCCTACTACACCAATCGATAAAAACACTCGTAAGGCTATGAAGTTAATTCTTGAAGAAGTATCAGACTTAGTTATCATAGGAGAAGATACAGAACTTGCTGCTCGATACGACTATATCT